CCACTGTTTCCTGCTACGGCTCGTGTAGCGGCTATCATGTTGATAACATAGGCAGTAAGTATCCTTAAGGAACCTCTGCGGGTGATCGAAAACCTACGGAGGCTGTGAGACTGAGGTGCCCATCTACGGACGAGGCACAGGCGCCGCAAGGCGTGAGCGCTCTAAGCCGGGACCGCTCAAAACCAAACCGGTGCTACCACACCGGGTCCAGCGTATGCTATGGATCACGGACGACCTCTGGCGAGTCGTCCCTCTTCTACCATTTCGAACTGGACCGTTAGGCCACCCATCGGGTGAGCACGTATGCTTAAATACGACCTCGTGCTGGTTAAGCACGGCAAGTCGCGAGACACACACGCGTGAGGGAGGTACACGCTTGCAGGGTTTGAGAATAGTCACCCGATGCCAAAGGCAGCAGGCTAGTAAGAGATTGTGATCAGTGTTTTGGTGCTCAGATGCACTCCTGTACACGCGCGTTATAATCGACAACATGACCAAAAACAAAAACAGAAGCCAGAAACAACCCAATAAGCCGCAAGGCAAAACCGCCCATCAGGGCAACAACGCCCCGAGAAAACGGGGCTACGGGGGCCGCAACGGAACAAGAGCGGCCAACAACGCAGCCTTAGTGCAGAGCGGCTTGGTAGAGTCGCTGCTTAGGTTGCAAGGCGAGGCAGATGGACGACGAGCCCGTGCTGACCAACTCGCCAGGGACAGAGCCGACCGCGAGGACGTGGATGAACCGCCCAGCCCAAGGCAACGGGTTCGCCAACCTCAGGGTAGCAGGGGACTCGAGCCGCTAATTGGCCATGAACAAGAGGCCAGGCGTGCAGATACGAGTCCACCGGGACGTGACACACCAGTCATAATCGACAGGAGGATCGCAGAGATCCGTGACTGGTTGAAACTCATGTCCAAGCTGCAGCGGTACGGCCCGGATGGGACCCACACACTCAATCTCCTCCACCTCGACTACCTGGTGGATCTCGGACTCGAGGTGAAGCTCTATGAGGTACGCGATTACTACGTGAAGCAGTGGCGCGTGTTCATCGACAACCTTGAGGAGGCATTTTGTGGGAAACCAATGGAGAACTGCGGTGCAGACGTACGTCTGGACGCGGAGCTCCAAGCTTGCATACAGGCAATCAAGCCCGCGTTGGACGCACTTGAACGCTGCGTGCGAGACCCATCCGTCCCAAATGCAGGCGGAACAGGCAACGGAGGTGCCACTGGCGGAGGAGGAGACAGCGATGGCTCTGATGACTCCGAAAGTGGAGACGCCGACGACGAGGAGTTGCCTGTCTCTCTTATACCGGAAAACCATGTCCGGGCAGGCACCATTCCAGAATTGCCACTGAGCCGACAACAGCAGCTCCAAGTGGCAATCGCAGCCTGTAAGAGCTCCGCCTACACGAGACGTGGCCAGTACTTGCTGGACTGGACACCGTCTGGGTGCACCGGACCCGACATCGTGCTTACCTGTGCCGTAGGGCTGGCAACGGGTTGCGCGGTGGAACGGATCGCGTGCATCAGCAAGGGACTCCTTTACGCAGTCGGACGAGGCCTTGGGTTGTTGGCTTCGACGGGCTTGAGGGGTTCCAGGCTCTCTGCTGTTGCCCCAGTGCTCACGCAAGCCGGTGAGCATTTGGCCAAGTCGAACACGCCTGAGTGGCTCAAGACGCCTGCTGAAAGGACACTTGAACACTTGAGCGAGCTCAATGTTGGGTTGGCGTACCAAGGTGCTCGGGGTACGCTGAAGGCAGCAGTGGAGGAGCTCTCCAGGGGCAACCCTGGGAATGCCATGCGCACCATCGCGGAGGCCAGGAACGCGGTAGCTCGCGAGAGCAGCACCGAGATGTTCAAGGCAATCGCGCGCGACGGTGGGGTGCGGTCAAATCTGACGATCGCACTCGGCATGGCGGCGGGAGCCGCAGCGGCGTACTGCTTCTTCAGATGGCTAACAGCATCTACGTACACAGAAGAAGAACAGCGACGTCATGAAGCTGTTGCTAATGCGGCCCACAGGGAGGAGTTCTATAGGGCAGTCCGCCAGATCATCCCGAAGTGCGAACAGGCAGCGACCATAGATGTTTTCAACATCTGGGCGCGACCTGCTGAGCCTTCCCAGATACGCGGACGGATGAGACAGACAATCGAGCGTTTGACACAGAAACGCTCGGACGGAAAACCTGGGTTTGGTATCAACGCGGCAACCATCGCTGCCGAGTCGATATACACCTTAGCCCTTGCGCATTGGCCGACATGCGTGGGTTATGGCCAGGTAAACTCCGCGATGCCGTGGTTGTGAACACGATCTGCTGCACCAACAAGACCCTTAAGAGGCAGTTGGATGGTAGCAGCGTTCACGCCGCGGCGCAAATTTGTACAGCTAAGCAATTTGTACTTAATCTGTTTCCCTATTTACCACTCACCCAGATCACCAGCTCATTCCACAGTTGCCCAATCAATGAGCTGGTATCCGTGCGCAACCGCGTTGTACAGGAGCGGAAGTGCACTATGTGCCCAGAGGCAGAAGAAGCTCTGGGAATACTGAGCGCCAAGCTCGCCGCTTCACTGCGAGTTTTGGTAGAACCAATGGACCTCGAACCCTACGGACTATATGCCTACAAATGCGGAGGCAAACAGGGCGAGA